CACCTGCTGACACATTCGGCAGGCATAAAGATGAAGAAGATGTATTAATCGTAGGAGTCAAAGGAAGGACATCCTATAGATTTGATACCAATGCATGTGAAACATGCTTAGCAGATATAGTCACCGTCAATCCTGGCGATGCACTATACATACCTAAGGGGATGTATCATGAAGCATCACCCAAATCCCCTCGAGCAATATTTTCATATAGAGTAGATGCTAAAACCTGAGATCACAACCTATAAAGATAAGATATGTGAAAAGCATAATGATTTTATCTGGGGCGACTTTGTATCTGATGAGTCAGTCACAGAGGTTGTAAACTTCTACAGGCACCAACAATTCCTACCTTACATTGAAGGTCAACTCATGGAGGAAGGACAGATAAAAACAAACAAAGAATTTAAAGATTCTCGTGACCTGCATGTACCATTCCAAGCAGCAGTCATGCATTGTGAGAAGTATCTTCTTGAATTACAAAGGATTTTAGAGTTATACATGGATAGGTTTCCTTTCTGTGAGTTATCTGACTTCCGTATCAACGAGCCACTCTCTATACAATGGTATCCTAAGGGTGGTGGTTTTAAACTCTGGCATACAGAGAGATCAAACTGTCTACCAAGTAATGTGTATAGACACCTTGTCTTTATGACATACCTAAACGATGTCCCTGATGGTGGCACCGAGTGGTTTCATCAAGATAAGTATGTGCCTGCACAAAAAGGATACACAGTCATCTGGCCATCAGATTGGACACACTTTCATAGAGGAAGAGTATCCGAGACGAAGGAGAAGATGATAATAACAGGATGGTTTTCATTTCAATAGTCCAATGATCGGTAAAGAAACACCTGCTATCAAGTATGATAGAGCACTAACATTATTTCAAGAGTCAGTCTTGAAACCTGACCATAAACTAAGAGCATGTGCACATAACCAAGGATGCTTTGATGAGTTGATGGAAATCAGAGAGCACGTCTTAGAATATCTCAAGACATTGAGAGAAGTAACACATCATACTAACCCAGATGAGAGCGATCAGATAGAGACAGAAAAATTAATTGAAATCAAAAATGTATAAATCAGCATTTGCATTGATTGTGACACTTATATTACTGTCCATGGCAATATACGAAAGTGGTATCATCAATGGTAGAATAATTATAGATTCATATACACCACTACAATGACAAAAACAGAAATCATTCTAGAGCGTTTTCCTTATCGCTTTGTCCAGAAAGGTTTGCTAGAAAACAATGGTGCACCTGACTTCAGAATACAGAAGTTTCATGAGATACAAGAGAGATACTACGACATGTATTATCTTGACAGTCAAGCACAACTTGATTGTTGTATAGAAGATCCTGAGTATGTCAAGTGGTTAGATCCAGACCCAGAGGTTGCAGCATATCCAAACAAAAGTGATACAGTTTCGTATCAACCTGCTATGTAATGTCAGGAAACCCTGACATAAGTATAAATACCTGCTCTAATCAGCAGGTTTTTTATTTTTGTAGTGATAGCAACAGTTTTCAGAGAATGTCAGGATTTTTATATAAAAGGGGGTTGACAAAAACTTAATCTTTTATATATAATTATGTAACAATACTTCACACAACGAAACATGACCGTAACAACTGAGTCAGGTGGAAGACAAAATGCCTTTCCAACCGAGACACGTCCTTACATTGATGAGACAGTAGCATACGAAGGTTACCCACAGAATGCAGAAAAAGTTAACGGTCGTTGGGCAATGATCGGTTTCGTAGCATTACTAGGTGCATACATTACTACTGGTCAGATCATACCAGGTATCTTTTAATGGACTTTAGTCACAAGTATTGGAGATACGCAGAATTAGTTAATGGCAGACTTGCCATGCTAGGACTTATCATCGCTACTATAAACTACGGTTTCTTTGGTAGCATATTTCCACCAATTTTCTAATGAAAATTAATTCACAATTCACAATCAACAAAGAGGAAAAACTCATGACACCAGAAGCAGAAAGATTTAATGGATGGGCAGCAATGCTAGGTTTTGTAGCAGCAGTCGGTGCTTACACATTCACAGGACAAATCATTCCAGGTATTTTCTAATGAAGGAAATCGAAAAGGAAAAGGTTGTTGCTGAAACAATTAATGGTAGACTAGCAATGCTAGGTATCATCGCAGGATTAGGAGCATACCTAACAACAGGACAAATCATTCCAGGATTTGTATAAGTGGAGATCACTCCCTTCCAAGCAATACTATGGTGCTTCTATCCTATAGGTGCCATAGTATTTCTTGAGTTATTCCTTCGTGCCACCAATGGGGATGACGATGACAATGATCAAGGTGGCGGTATAATGCAACCTGTTTACGGAGCAGTCTAATGTCTGACGCAATGTCACAAACTTATCATGACGTTATGGAAGTATACAAACGTCCTATGCCAATCAGATTCATCCCTAGAATTGCGGGATGGGGATCTACTATTATCTTTGCAGTTGGCTTATACCAAGTTGCATGATATAATACATAACTGTAAGAGACAAAATTAATTATGGAGATCCCAAGTGTGGATTTTGTCTTTGTCAGACAGAAAGATTGTCATGACAAAGCATTTGGATATGATACAGTTAACTCAAAAGAATTACTAGGCACAGGCAAGCATGTATTGTTTGCGTTACCAGGTGCCTTCACTCCTACATGCACCCAATTTCAGTTACCCTCCTTCGAGTCATCTTATAATAACTTTAAGGAAGAAGGTTACGAGGTTTGGTGTATTTCTGTGAACGATGGTTTCGTTATGAATGCATGGCAGAAGGAGTTAGGAATAGAAAAAGTGAAATTGATTCCAGATGGTAACGCTATGTTTACTGGTCTAATGAATCAACTGGTTACCAAGACACCTAATGGTTTTGGACTTCGCTCTTGGAGATACGCATGTATCATAGAAGAGGGAGTGATTACAAAGATGTTTGAAGAACCAGGTAAAGTTGATGATGCAGAGGAAGATCCTTACGAGAGATCCTATCCAGAAAATATTATCAACTGGATTAGAAATGGAGAAGAATACACCTAAGAAATTCAGATTGGAAGTCTTTGATGGTGAGTCTTGGTTAACCCTATCTCACTATAGAGGACTGTCAAAAGTCAAGGTAAACTTTCTATACTACCTAAGTCAACTAATGGCTGCTAAGATGGGTAAGGATATAGAATACACAGTAAGAATTATCGAAGATGAATCCTAAAGTAGATTTCTCAAGTGACTGGCGATTTAATGATGGTCAAATGCATGCTCGCCAGTTTTGTTTAAACGCATTTATACAGCATCGTATCAACCTGACCAGAGATGTGTATGAATTTTGTGCCTATTATATTGAGGAAGGACTCTTCCAAAAACACCTCGATGATATGAGAGAGGGCAAAGCATTTCGTGAGAAAGAAATTCACGATGAGATTATTTTGTGTTGGCAGAAATATGGAGAAAGATTTTTAGGTTTTAAAAACCCCTTGACAGAATGATGCAAAAGCCTATATACTAAGGAAGTTGTTTTAATTTCAACACACTGTAAAGATTTCTTTACAATGCAGAAGGACCCGAAAGATCGTCACCCTGTTGCACAACTGCTCTTAAACCGAGACCTATAGGCAGTCTAATACCTCGTCTCTAATATCCAGAAGGGAAGGGATTTCTGGAAATATAGTATCACTTCTAACCCTTGAAGTCCTACTAAAATCGTCTTACTAATGACAACTCTTTCAACACAAAGTCGCAGATCAGGCGGTCTCCTAGCAGGATGGCCAGAGTTTTGCGAGTGGGTAACATCAACAAACAACAGACTATATGTTGGTTGGTTTGGTGTACTCATGATTCCATGTTTGCTCACAGCAGCAGCATGTTTCATCGTTGCTTTCATAGCAGCACCTCCTGTCGATATCGACGGTATCCGCGAACCAGTAGCAGGATCATTCTTATATGGAAACAACATCATCTCAGGAGCAGTCGTGCCCTCTAGCAACGCTATTGGATTGCACTTCTATCCAATCTGGGAAGCAGCAACAGTTGACGAATGGCTCTACAACGGAGGACCATACCAACTCGTTATCTTCCACTTCC